GGCCTCTAGATGCCTCTGTAAAGGCCGACTGGCCTAATCTATGGGTATGCCCACACACCACGCTCTTACCAAGCCTTCTAGCCCCATTTAAGGCCGTTTGTCCAGGTACTTGGCTAAGAGGGAAAGAGTCACCATGAACGGCTGTCCAGCCTGGTGCCCAATCGAGCCCATAGGGGTGGAATTTAATCTGGAGCTTGTCATATCCCATAAAACGCTCATACTGCATTTCGGGTAGGTTGAGAAATGATGGGAGTCTTTTTTTAATTGATCGGTAGAGTCTGATTCCATGATTACTCCCTAGTACATCTGTTACTCCTAAGTAACTTAATACTTCTTGTGTTTGTTTTCTATCGTCATTTATGTTGCCGACCATCTCATCAATAGTGCCAGCATTAAAACCGCCTAGCTGTGGTAGATCAATCTCATCACCTATGCAGATAGTTCTATGAGGCCGCCACTTAGCTAAAAAACGGCCTACTGATTTAACACTTGCTTCATTAAAAAAAGGAACTTGCAGATCTGACACAAACGCAATTTTGCGCAATTAGTCCTCGTCTTCGTAGGGGTCATGGTCTGGATTAACTGGATCAAAGTCTGGACTGGTTGGTGCTATCCAGTCTGGGAATACGTTTTTATCACACATCCCTAGAGCTTGATCTACTGGGAATCCTGCACGTCTTAGGCTTAAATAAAACTCACGCAACGAAATGGCATAGGTATCTAACTTGGTATTAATCTGCTCATGGGTGTATTTACCCTTGCGCTTATTAACCTTCTTACGCTTGCGTGCGGTTGCCATATTGCTATTGTCGCTTATTCATGATAAAGAAGAGTTGATCGACACGCTCTTCTAATCTAGAACTACGCTGGTCGATTCGGTTAACGGCATCTGCAAGGCTGCTGCCAGAATTAGGCTTAAGTTCGCTTAGCCAACCTTTAACGATAAAACGTAATCCGATTAGCCCTGCGCTCAGCACTGCGCAAATACCAGCGCCAAAGCCAGCCCATTCCGCTGGACTCATTTTTCATTAGTACCGATTACATCGGATTTGTCTAAAGCCCTAACTGCTGGACCAGCAAAAGCTGCAACTATCACAGATAGTGCTGGATCTAAACCTAATTCATTACTTGCTAAAAATGTTAAAAAAGATACTAATACCCCACGTGCATAGGATTTTAGTATGGCTTTTTGCTTCTTTGTTATCTTCATATTTTGCCCCCTAGTAGTGGTATGTCAAACTCTTTGCTGTCTTTGTCGCCTAACTTTGTAAAGCTGATATGGATGTGCTTTGTGTGCTTATTAAAACCTTTGTACTTACGCCACTTAAAATTAAGTATCCTGCTAGCAATCATGCCATTATGGATTACGTAAGATATACGCTTATCGGTTTTCGCACATTTTCTGATCTGGTCAGCCAGATATATTGAGATCCCTTCGGATGAATCCAAGCGAGAATCAACATCAATGGCTCTGACAACGAATCCGCTTCGTTCGTCTGGACGATGATCCGATTTAATGGTGGAATGACGAGCATCACCAATCCACCCATCACTGGTAGAGCGGCGATCTGGATACCAGGTATCAATCTGCTCTCTTAACTGCACACCAGCTGCACATAGCCAGGGTTTCATTACATTATGTCTAAAATTGCTTTAGCTTTTGCACCTTCTACAATTTCAGTTTTTAGTAATTTAGTAACTTGGTCGTGTTGTTGTAAAACCGCTAATCTTAGTAAGCGATTCATTGGGCATTGTCTTGCCGCTTCTTGTGGTTCTAAATCTTTTAAGTGAACCAAATCGGCATCCCAATTACCATCAAGCGTTGCTAGTAATGCGTTATAAGTTGCTATGTTAGCATTATATCCATCTACTTCTAATTGTCTTACTTGTTTAGGTGTTAATTCAACCTGTGGTGTTGTGTTTTCTATTGCCATTTTTTATTCCTTTTCTTTAGTTATTTGTTTTAATTGAATGAAACACCTGTACCAACGAATGCTGGCAAAGTCGCAGGGTTAGCATATTTAGTACCAAATCCAGCCGCCCAAGCATAAGCTGTGACATATGGGCTTACCTCATGTGCAACTGCTATTGAATCATCATTAGCTGAGAAATCAACACTAAAACCTTGGCCTGTTGGTAGTGTTGCGGGGTCAGCATACTTTGTACCGAACCCTGCCGACCAAGGATATGCTGATATGTATGGACTTGAATCGTGACCAAGTGCAATTACATCACCAGTTTTACTAAATGTTACATCTCTTACAACAGCACCGGAAGGTAAGGTTGCAGGGTTAGCATATTTAGTACCGAACCCTGCCGACCAAGGATATGTTGTAATTCTTGGGCTTGTATTGTGACCAACTGCAATCGCATCACCAGCTGGAGTAAATGCAACACTTATAGCATTACCGGTAGGTAAAGTCGCTGGGTTAGCGTACTTAGTTCCAAACCCTGCTGACCAAGGATATGCGGATATATATGGGCTTGTATAATGTGCAACTGCTATTGCATTGGATGATGAAGTGAATGCAACTCCAGAACCATTACCAGTTGGTAGAGTCGCTGGATCAGCATATTTAGTACCAAATCCTGCCGACCAAGGATAAACAGATACATAAGGGCTATTTTCATGTGCAACTGCTATTAAATTATCTGCCGCATTAAATGTAACATCATTTTCATTACCAGTTGGTAAAGTTGCAGGGTTAGCATACTTAGTACCGAATCCTGCTGACCAAGGGTAAGCAGATACATATGGCGTGTTGTCATGGCTTACCGCAATCGCATTAGATGTTGAAGTGAAATCTAATTCACGTCCAGTACCGGCAGGTAAAGTCGCTGGATTAGAAAATTTGCTACCGAATCCTGCTGACCAAGAATAAACCGATATAAAAGGCGTTGTAAAATGAGAAACACCAACTAAAGTTGAAGGAGCAGCACCAGAACTTGCTGTAGAAATAATACTACTAATTATATTAAGCAATAGCGCCCACCACATACCATGCATTGGCTGCTGTTTTAATACATGCAGCTGATTTATATTGAGCTAAGGTAGGTGAGGCAGCTGTGCCACCAGCACTTAATACAGTAGTAGTGCCAGGTGTTACTGCACTAATTGTGCAAATTCCCGCACCGATGTTTAATACTGTAATAACAGTACCTATTGCAAAATTATATGTAGCATCTGTAGGTAACTTAAATGCAATAGCTGTAGCCTTATTTATTTGTACTAATTGTTGGTACTCATCACCACTAGCAGCTGTATAATCAGCAGTCTTAGCAGTCTGTACTTCAAAGGCTGGTAGTCCATTCCACATAGCGGAAGTTACTACATCACCTGTATTACCTGGAAAAGTTGGCATTTTTACTCCTTAGTAAGATAGTACGTTCTGATCTAATACTCCATAATTAGCGTTACCAATTATGAAGCCATCGATCACTGGCTCTAGTGTAGTGAATACCACTCGGAAACTGCCTGGAGTGATAAAGTTTCGTACACCAAATATCTGTAATGTTTTCTCTAATACAGAACCACCTGGCTGGGTAGTCTTGACTGTAATAGGGTCAAAAAACTCTAATTCTAATGCCGCTATTATACCTGAGTTGTAATTAGGGGTATACAGATCAAGCTCTATAGCATCGCATCGGATCGAGGTTTCAGCCCTACTTGCCACATAAGCCTTAGCGTAATCATCGGCTACCGCATCTGTCTGCATAAGTAGGCCATCTAAAAAGTAGCTGTGTAGAAAGTATTTATCGATAGAGGCCTGGTTAGTGGCTACCTGGGCAGTACCCCCAGCCCTAGTAATAGTAGCCTTATTAAAAATTAGAGTATCGTTTAATATCCAAGCTACATTCTTATAGTCAATACCTGATCCATCATCTGCAAAGACTGTAGGGGTAGCAGCAATAGATCCCACAGTTACTGATCTGTCTTGAAATACAAATTCACCATCGGCATCTACATAAAATGCGCCATACTCTGATTGTGTAACAGTCTGTAATGCAGCTAAGGCTGTGCGAGCTGTGCCGGGATCTGCCTGCATAGTAGTTAGGCCTGCATCAATATCACGCATAGATTGTGGCCAGTCAATTTCGTCCAATATCTTATTTATACGTGTGCCAGATAATTGTCCAGAGCCAGAATCTGTAACAGTGCTTATCTGGGCATTATAGGCAAGTCTAAAGGCATCTACAGCCTGGATAGTTGTATAGGTTACATCTTCTGATTCTTTAGGATAAGTAGTTACATAGCTTGTAATAAAGCCTGAGAATATCGGATAGGTAATAGAATTATAGGTAGCAGTAATCTGCACCTTCTTCATAGGTGTTAAATATGTGTAATACGGACTAGATGTATTCTGTGGGTTGAAATCGCCATTCTGATCTATGATGCGAAGAGATAATGTGCCTGTTTGAAACTCATCGCTTAATGGGTTGCGACCTCTAGCAGTTTCTATCTTGTCTATTTGATTTGATACATCAACAATTACAGCTGCGCTATCTGCTAATACGTTAGTACCTAGGATGCCTGATCCGACTAAAAATGCCTGTGCGAATGATGGGCCAGTACTAAAGTTAATAACTGCATTTATCGTAGGTACAGCCATTATAGACCGCCAGCAATTCCATACGATACGCCAGACTTCTGGGCTATCTGTAAACTTTCTGCTATTAATGCTGCGAATCTATCGCCTGTCTGTGAAGTATCTACAGTTAAATTAATGTTTTGAGTATTGCCACCAGTTTGTCCAAATGGAGTACCTATAAATTGGTTTGCTGCTGTCGATACAATACCTGTAGATGCAGCTGTATTAGAGTTGGAATCAAACTGGCTTAAAAAATCATCTATACGACTATTAGTAGATTGTGCAATAGATAGTGCTGTAGCGTAGGTCACATTACCTAAATCAGTGCCACCACCAGTAGTAGTTTTGTACCCCTTACTTGCCATATCTGCCAAGAATGCTGCTATCTTGGCGTTCATAAGTTTTACAGATTCTAGCGCTTGATCGTAAGTTGCTGCTAACTTCTTGGCTGCCTCAGCTGCGGCTAACTCTGCTAGTATCTTTTTGGCTAATGCTTCATTGTTATCTAGTATTGCTATTTGTGACTTAATGCGTAACTTGGTTTCTTCATCGGTGGCTTCATTTAAAGCTTTAGCAAATCCAATACGTTCTACATCAAACTTAGCAGCCAATTCATCTACAGCAGTTTTTTTCTTTAAGGCGGCTATTTCTAAAGCTCTAAGTTTGTCGAGTTCTTTTTTCTGTCTAACTTCTACTCTAAATTGTTGAGCAGTTATACGACCAGCACTTCGTTGTTCGTTAGCAGGTAATTCTCTGGCTGGTCTATTTTCCCTACCTAATCTGGCTAATAATCCTAATGTACTGGTTTCATAAAAGGCTCGGCCTACCATTCCTAAACCTGGTATATCGCCAAGTGTTTTTAATAATGCACCAAATCCAATAGTAGTGTCGCTTGTTTGTTTAGCAAGATCTTCCATCTTCTTGGTTGTTTTTTCGATATTAGTATCTTCACCCAATATTGCAAGCGCCCCTAATATACCTTTACCAATTTCTTCTTTTACATTTTCGCTGGCTACTTTTAATAGATCCATCTTGCCAGCATAAGTAGTTAATCTAGCTTGTGCTTGGCCTGCAAATTTCTTATTAAGTTCGGCCATGATTGCATCCATGTCGCCAGCCTTTAATAAGGATTTATCTAAGCCAGCACCTAACCTACTAAGACCTGTAGTGTTGCCTGCATACGCCCGAGATAGCGCTGTTGTCACCTGGCTTAATGATCTGCCTGTAGCGGCCGATACATTCATGGCGGTATTTAACGCATCTTGGCTTGTAGTAATAGATCCTGTTACTGTTAGTAATTGCTGAAATGCTGGGCGTAATTCATCATCTAATACGCCTGTGGCTTTTTGTAAATTTGCTATGTATAACTCTACGGCTGGTGAACTAAATTGAAAACCAGTATTCTTTAATTGTTGTTCTAAAGACTTAGCGGCCTTCTCATCGGCCATAAACGCTTTTACTGCTTCTTTACCAAATCTAATTATTGATCTAGCTGAAAATGCTGCGGCCAGTGTGCCGCCTAATTTTTTGACTTGCTTGTCAAACACACCTACATCTTGCTTAGCCTTTTTAAGCGCCTTACCATTCCAGGTCGCCGAGGCTGCTACAAATATATTGGCCACTATGCCACCTTCTTAATTTCAGTTTTGCGGGTAAATTCTACAGCTGTTTTATCTATGGCTTTTAATATGGCATCGTATACTTTTATATTATCCTGTGCCCAAGCCTTATAGATTAAACGGCCTTGCATCTTTCGGCCTGTTGCCCCACGTGCGCCTGGTACTCGCTTAGGCTTTGTTACTGGCTCTAAAGCACCTATAAATTGCTGGCTAGCAAATGGGTTATTTGAATCATAAAAATCTAATGCTTGGCTCTTAGCAGACTTTCTAACATAAGTACCACTACCCTCATGCCTAAATGTAAATGGCGCTCTACCCTGTGGGTTTAATCGGCCTGCGGTTTCGTAAATAGATCCAGCCCTACTTACATTGTAAACATATTGGCTTACTTGCCAGCCATTTTTTGTGGCCACATTTTTACCTGGGTTATATCCAATACCAGCTTTCACTATACTGCCATCATACTTTGGGAATGGTCGTTCGATAGTAGAAGATAGTGGCTTCGACCATCCAGATAATACTTGTCCATTAGATGGTACAAAGCCTTTGGCTTTTTCTGCCACTGCTCGCATTAATGGATCAATAGCCTTACTAATTTTTATTCTTAAATCTTCATCGATAAAACTGAGCCCATTAAGAACGTCTTTAACGCCTACGACCTCTGCTGGCATTCTTAACCCTTTCGGCTCTATCGGTTATCACTTGAATAATAGCCCGATACATCTCCGAGTCCATATCGATAAACTCGCTAGGCGGTATCCCAGTTTCTACGGACAATGCTGCTATTCCATAGACTATAGAATCCCGCTTTATTATTTTTTTTCTTCGTCTAATACCTCGACAGTTTCTAGGCTGTCTATAAACTCAACTCCAAATAACGGTACTTGTGCGCCAGATTTGCGCAAGCACTCCCAAGCTAACCAAAAAATATGGGTTTGCTGTTCATGCTCACGCAAAATCTTGCTAATACCTGAGCCCCATTTCAACTCAAAGCTATATTCAATTCCTGGTGTTATCTTGTGTTCTGTGACTTCACCATTAGCCCTAGTAATTTTAAGCTTTGCCATTATTACTCCTTAGTTAAAATGGTACCGAAGGTGATACTGTGATTCCAGAGTTTACAGTAAATGTAACGCTAGATGTAGCAATTTCGGCTACTCCAGCTGATCCAATTGGTGTTAGGTTATTTACTAAGATTGAGAACTGGTAGGTAGGGTTAGCAGCTGAAACTGTAGTTCCCTTAACTGTAATTACTGATACAGCTAGAGTCTTGCCAAATGCCTCATTAAGAGTCTGGCTTACCTCAGATGTTGCCCAGTCGTTCATAAAGTCGATTGTAAATGTGCCTGATTGTAGACCTGCTACGAATCGGTGAGCGGTGTCACCCATCGCAGTAATCTCTAGCTCATCTACGATTTGGTTGATAACAGCGCTAGATACTAGGTCGCTAATATCAATAGATGGTGTAGTAGGCGCAGCGTTGGTCGCTAGCTTGATGCCCACGTTATTGTTTAAGTAAATTGCCACTGTTATTCCTCTTCCTTTTTAGGTTGTGCTTTTTCTCTTGGTGCTTCTTTTATTTGGCCTGTCTTTATTAAGAAGGCTAAATCTTCTTCTTTGCTCATAATTAACTCCAGCTCGTTAGGATTGATACTGTTATTTCAGACACCAATAAATCGCCACTTTGAGCGCTTACGATTGCTGGAGCTGAAATGCTTGATATATTAAGTGTCAGCGCTGACGCTGCTAACTTTGTTACTACGGCTACTATGTAATCTTCCATACCAGCCAAATTACCCTGGTTATCTAACGCAGGTTTAGTGATTAAGATTCTAAAGTTTGCTAAAGGTAATACTGTTACATGATCGTTATTGCTCGGTACTATGTAAGGATCGCCAGGGGTGATTGCGACTGCATTGGCAAGTAATGTAGCTGGTGGGAATGCAAATACTGACCACACACCAGCATTGGTAAGATCTGTGGCTAGTGTGCTACGTAGTGTGGTAATCGCAGCTGGCATATTAACCTACCAGTGATGCTGGACTTGAATACGGCTGGATGAGGCCACGCACTCGGTTAATCAGCTGATAACCCATTCGATAAGGGCTAGCACTGACCCCATCCATACCGACTCCACCTGTTTGAGATACTTGTCTGGATTGCCAGACATCAACGGCCACTATCATGGCACTTTCTCGTATGGCTGGAGTTGTCGCATAAGTCTGGGTTTTGTGCTCTGGTCCTCTAGCGTTTCCGTAAGGGACTACTTTGTGAAATTTTTGATCTGCAGCTGTTACTGCAAATTGTACAAATGAATAACCATTAGGATAATTTACATTACCCCAGTTGTACATAAATAATGGGATTACGCTTGTAGTGCCTGTGCTTGGCGGAATCGTGCCAGTAATTGTATGAGTACCATTAAATGGTGTGCCACAGGCGGTTACAGTAATTTGTTGAGTTGCTACAAATGCGTTTGGATTAGCCAGCATTAATGTTGCTACATTGTCTTGGACTGCTGTGCCAACTACTGGGGCATCGTTATGCCATAAATATTTGCTTATTAAATCTTCTGCAGTTTGACAAACTTCTTCTACTGTTGCATCGGAGTAGAGAGAACCAATTCCAAGATTCGCCCTTAACTCCGCAACTGTAACAAATTGGGCTGGCATCTCTACTCCTTTACTAATAGCTCTCTGGGGCTAGGGCTACTAAACCCCAGAGATTACTGATTTGTTTTTAGTTAAGGTTGAACTTAACGATGCCGTTAGGCATTTTTGCAATAGTGGCCATATAACCATAAATTGCAACCTGTACTTGCAAATTGCTTACCACGTTAACAGACATAAATGCCTGTGGTGAGCGGTATACAGTAAATGCTTCTGGTGCAAGGATAACAGCAGAATCATCTATAGTAGTTGTAGCTGTGAAGTTCTTATCTACATATAGATCTAATCCTAATACGTTACCTCGGTTTGAAGTACGTAATACATCTCCGCCTGAATTCATTGGCTGTGATGCTGAGTAAATTGGGCGACCAGTGTTATCTACTGATTGTAGAAGTAATTGCCACTGTGATGGGTTGGCAATATAGTTTTGTGCAAAGTAGCCAGTACCTGTATAAATTTTACGAGCTGCATCGCTAGTAAATTCAATAATGCCAGCTGAATCTGCATCGCAACCTGAAGAATATTGACCTGCTGCAATAAGTGCAGTAAGGGCTGCTGTATCAATAGTTGTTAAATATGCATTTTGTAACTGGGTTGTCAACTCCGCATAGAAATTTGGGTCTGATCTTTCAAGCAACTCAACGCTTAGTGTATTCATACCTGAATATTTGGATACTGTACCTGTTAGGTAAGCAGTTTCCATACCAGTATTTTGCACTGCGCCAGCTTCTGCTTCAACAGTTACTACTGGTGCTACACCAGTTCCACCGCCAGCGGAAGTTACCAAAGATGGTACTGAAATTGTCATACCTGATGCTGGTAATGTGCCTTGTGAACATGCATCGATTGTTGGAGTACCAAAACGAGTGTTAGTTACAAACTCGGTTAGGTATTGAGTTGGGTTAAATGCTGGGTTAGTTGAGAATGAGTCATCTGCTGCAGCTATGTACAGTTTAGAATCATCGTTACCTAGAGCAGCTTTAATTTTGTGCTCTGTGTACTTTGCCATCGAATCGATTGGTGTACGCACACGTGTTTGAATTAATGGTGCTGTAATTACTGGGCGTGCGGCTTCTACTGTAGGAGTAGCAGCCTCTGCCTTTGCTTCTTGTGGCGCTGTTGCTAAATCTTCCACAGGAGCCTCGCTTTCTTTAGTTTCGATTGGTGTCTCTGCTTCGTTTTCACTAGCAGCAACTTTAGTTACTTGCGCAGCTGTAAATGCTGGGCTTTCTACCAGGCTAACCTCTCTTAGTGTTGCGCTGGTTACATATAAATACTCTTTTTTCTGTACGGACTTGTTTACATCTACACCGACAGATAAACCATCGATTAATTGCTCGCCAGCAAGGATTAAAGCATCTTGACCTTGCATAGATGCACTGATCTTAAATGATGCGTAGATTCCGTCTTCTGCCTGATTAAATTTTTGCATGCGACCTATTGGGCGCTCTGGTGAATGTTGCATAAGCATCTTAACTTTGCCAGGATCGCCTATCTCTATTGAGCCTTTAGCAAATACGACCTTACCAACGGAAGTATTGCCTACCTCTTCAAAAGGTACGATTTTGCCAGCAATAACTCTGCGCTCTGTATCGGCAGCTTCTACGTGGCTACTGAATGTAAGTTTCATTTTCTGTTTCTCTTCCGTTAGGTGTTAGGCTTTCCATTTCTTTTGCATCATCTACGTCAATTAGACCTAGATTTATCATTTTCTCTAATGCCTCTAGGCGCTTCATTGTGTCAGCTCTTAAAAATGATTCTTCAATAGCAAACTTAACTACGTGGCCTCTCGGGGTTATATCATCCATGCTTAAACGATCTTCAATAGCACAGATAAACGGCTGTAGTGAGTATGCTACAAATTCTTTGCGACCATCTAATATATTTTGATAGGTCATAGAATTATTCATATCGGCGCTTATGTAATACGCTGGCACGTTCATAGCTCTGGCAATTTGGGTAGCCAAATACTGTTGCGCTTCGTTATACATCATATCTTTAGGACTAAATCCTGTTGTTTCATAAGATAGAGTAGATGTTAAATATGCTGTAGATCTATTTTGTCTGCTTTGCTTCCATTGTGCTAATAATCCTGATACTTGTGCTTCTGGTAAATCTGCGCCAGTATTTTTAATGTAACCACTTGGCATTGGGGTTTGTGCAGATACAGCTGCGGCTTTTTCAATATCTAATGCGCTTTGTATTGTACGTGCTGCGGTAGTTAATACACCTTGTGTTAAGCCTTGAAATGTAATTAAAGATCCAACACCAGCCATAGGTGCTCTAACACCATCAATAAAATATTCTTCTACTTCTGTACCAAACTTATTTGTTGTAAATGTAACTCTATTGTTTGCTACCCATTCAAAACGTGAAGGGCGCATATCATCTGCATATAATTCTGTTACTCGCCAATATGCAACACCATAAAATAAAAGACTATCGACAGTCCATGATATGGTGACGGATCTTGGTTGCCGATAGTCTGGTTGATCTATCCAAAGAGGGTTCCCCAACTCCTCACCACTAGACTTTTTGTAAAGTGCTAATGGCAAGTATGAAACTACACCAGCTATAAGATTTCTGCAACGTGAAACGGCAGGTACTTGCATCGCATAATTACGATCTAATCCACCTGGGAAATTACCAACACCAGTTGTAAATGAACCATAGCCATAGGCTGTGTCCATAATGGCAGGGGCGTATTGCGCTTGGACAGTTTCAGTTTTTTTGGTTATACCCAAAGCAGACAATAGACCCATATGTATACTTTATACCATAAAACGGACTATTGGTGCAAGTTACACAAAGATTTGCGCAGTTTGTTGCGGTCTAGTTAATTGGCTTACTACCATGGCAAGGCTTATTGCAGCTGTAACATCGCCAGCCGATTTTCTACGTATTATACGCCAGCCAGCATCATTAGTCTTAGCTGCACAATTATTAAGGTGCTGTACTAAGTCCGCTTGTCCACTATGAACTAATCTAACGTTAGCCAGGGCATCTGATAAATCTGAGCAGGCCTGGTAGAAAGCCTGGCCACTACAATCTTCTATGCGCCATCCGCTTTGTTCTAATTTAGTGGCTAAAGTTTGTGTGGCGTACTTGTCAAAGAGTATTTTGTGTGGATGGTACTTCTTTGCCCACTCATTAATATCACTAGCCATCTTAACCTCATCTACAGCTACTTCACTTTGCCATAACTGGGCTAGACCTACTGCTATCTTGCCATCTTTTAATTGACCCATAACTAAAGCACCAGATCTTCTAGTAGGTGCAATATCAAAGGCCATTATAGTC